TTAGAGATTGAAATGGAGATGGAGCTACCTGAACCTGAAGTAGAAGAAACAGTAGAGGTTGCTCAAGCAGAAGAACCATCTGATGAAAAGCCTGAAGAAACTGAAACTGTTGAAGAAACTACAGAAGAAGCACCAGTAGAAGCTGAAAGCAAAGAAGAAGAAGTTGAAAAGGAAGAACCCAAAAAACCTGTCAAAGAACCTACTAAAAAAGAAAAGGTTGCTACTAAAATCGTAAAGAAAATAGACGATAAAGAAAGATACGATGATACAGCACAGATCAAAACATTGATTGTGATGCAAATACTCGGTGACACAAAAGGTTTCTTTGATGCACAGGCAACAATACAAGACACTAATATTAATCAATATCTTGATAAATCCTTACAAGATCAGTTTGGAGTCTTGTTCGAACAAGCACAAGGACAAACTATGGAGGATATGATTAATGCCCAGTATTGAGTATCAAGGAATGAAATTTACAGGTGGTAAATTTATTATCATTCTATCTCTTATAGGTACAATCGTAGGTGGTGGCTGGACAGGGTATAAATTTTATGACGATTACCTTGATATGAAACAGCAAGTGCAAGACTTTGTTGCACCTGACCTTAGTGGTTTTGATAAAAAGATTGAACTAGCTGAAGCTGAGATGGATAAAAGACTTCAGTTGATCGAACAAGAACTAGATATGATTAAAGGCGAGATGTCTATGATCCTTGAAGAAGTACAGCTTGTAGCTGGTGTAAGCACAGAATTGAAGAACGATTTAAAACAAGATTTACGATCCATGAACTCTGACATTCGACACATAACTGAGATAGTTAATGATGTCGAGGATAGACAAAAGGAAGATAATCGTGAACTTTTAGATGAGTTGAAATTACTAGAAGAAAACATAGAGTTAAAAATTAACAAGGCATTGAACAATCCATTGAGTGATATGTCAGCAAAGGTGAAATAATGACAACAGCAGTAGTAAGAAAACAAGGCAACAGACCAAGCAAATACAAACAGTCTATCTTATCAGACTTGTTTGAAATGTTAGCAAGAGGTCAAACTATTCGTGAATGTTGCAAAGAACTAGATGTATCTTGGACTACTCTGAGACAATGGATAAACAAAGACGAAAAACTAAACAAACAATATTTACAAGCAAAGCATGATAGCGTTTTATACACTATTGAAGATTTAGATACTTTGCTAGAACAAGCAAAAACAGATCCTAAATTAAACATGACTAAAGTTAAACTGTTAGAAATCATACAAAAAAATGTTCATTTCAAGGCTGGTAAACTAGCACCTAAAATATATGGCACAGAAAAACAAACTATGTCTATTCAAGACCAAAAGGGTAATGAGTTTAAGGTGGAGTGGTCTAAATGAACATAAATCTAAAAACACTTGCACCCTATTTAGTGATAGTCGCATCTATGCTTATTACTTGGGGTACATGGAGTCAGAGACTTGAGGCAGTAGAAAAGAAAGCTGACTCTATAACAGAAATGCAAAAAGACATAGCTGTTATTAAGGAGAAGATAATTTGGATAGAGAACTATCTTTTATCTGACAAATAAATTGGAGTAAATATGTACGAAGAAGTAAAACAAGAAATTATTAAACATGAAGGTAAGAGAAATAAAATTTACCTCGATCATTTGGGAAATGCCACAATAGGGATAGGGCATTTAGTTTTACCATCAGACAATTTAGAGGAAGGAGTAGAATATGAAGATGACAAAATTATGGAACTCTTTGAACAAGACTTTAGACAGGCTTCCATTGATGCACAGACTTTCATCGAAGGGCAAGATATTGATCCTCGTGCTTTTGGCTGTGTTATTAATATGGCATTTCAGCTAGGACTACCTAGACTATCGAAATTTGTCAAATTTAAAGACTGTCTAATAAAAAAAGACTATGTATCTGCTAGTTCAGAAATGCTCGATAGTCGTTGGGCAAATCAAACTCCGAACAGGGCAAACGAACTAGCAGAGATTATGAGGAGTATTGTATGATACAAATGTTAATTAAGCCTTTGTTGGGAGTAGCAACAAGTGCAGTAAGTGGCTATGTAGAAACTAAAAAAGCAAAAGCAGACCTTGCTTTGACTGAAATTAAGGCACAAAAGGCAATTAAAGAACAACAAATTCAGGGCAAAATTTCGTGGGAAGCCAGTGCTGTCGATCAAATGAAAGGGAGCTGGAAAGACGAACTAATTTTAATATGCCTTTTAGTTCCAGCGGTGGCAGTATTTATTCCTAGTTGGACTCCACATATTAAAGCTGGGTTTGAAGCATTACATTCATTACCTGATTATTATAAACACCTTTTATATATCGCCTGTTCTGCTAGTTTTGGCATTAAGGGAGCAAAAGGTGCTATGGGTTTAATAACCAAAAAGAAATAATTATTTATGGCTACTTATAAAGGTAAAAAAGTACCTCTAAACAAGCCAATGAGAGGCGATGTAAAAAAATTTAAAGTCTTTGTAAAAGATGGCGATAAGGTCAAAAAGATAAACTTCGGTGATAAATCTATGACCATTAAGAAAAACCAACCAGCTCGTAAGAAAAGTTATTGTGCGAGATCAGGTGGTATCAAAGGAAAGAACAACAAGTTATCTGCTAACTACTGGAGTCGCAGAGCTTGGGGTTGTTAAGGAAAGGAAAACACTATGGCATACGGATATGGTAAAAAGACTAAGGTAATGAAACCTAAAAAGAAGAAAAAGAAAAAAACAAAAAAAACTAAAAAGATGAGTTACTAATGCCTTTTTCTAAATACTCACCAAAACAAAAAAAGTTAGCTAGAGTCGCACCACCTTTTAATAAAATCACAGGTGCAGACTTTAAAAAACTAAAACCAAAAAAAAGAAAGAAGAAAAAATAATGGCAACTAAATCTATTAAAGCTCCTAAAGGTTTTCACTTTATGAAGTCAGGCAATACCTATAAACTGATGAAACATGAAGGCAAATTCAAACCTCATAAGGGAGCATCATTGTCAGCCAAATTTACAATTCAAAAGAAACATAAAGGTTAATCATGGCAACTAAGAATGTACCCACTAATAAGGCTTTATATGCAAGAGTAAAAGCAGAAGCTAAGAAAAAATTCAAAATTTATCCTTCAGCTTATGCAAACAGTTGGTTAGTTAGGACTTACAAAAAAAGAGGTGGGGGTTATACAACCAAAAAGGCATGAGCAGAGCTAGTGGTGGATTAACGAAGTGGTTTAAACAAGATTGGGTAGATATAGGATCGCCAAAAAAAGGCGGTGGTTATGCCAAGTGTGGAAGAAAATCTGCAAAGGGTAGTAAACGAAAATATCCAAAATGTGTTCCTAAGTCTAAAGCTATGAGCATGACTAAATCACAAATAAAATCTGCTGTTAGAAGAAAAAGATCAAAGGCTCAAGGAGTTGGTGGTAAACCAACTAATGTTAAAACATTTGCAAAAAAAAAGTAATTATAAACTTTTAGTATTATTTTCTGATTTATCTGTTCTTAATTTAGAACAAAGATTTAACACTTCTTTTAGATCATTTTCAAAGCAATACCATTTATTGCCCATAAAATTATTTATGATTGGGTTTTTAGGATCTTTCATTCTTATTTCTTTGATGTGATTTTGTATTGTTCTTTCATGGCAATCAAACATTTCTGCTATATCTTTGTATGTATATATTTTGTTTGTCATTGTACTTCCATATCTTTTATTGGTATAATTCTCAAAGGTGTTTTATTTTTTCCCACATACATTACTTCACAACTAAAAGCCTTTTCTCTTGAAACTTTATAGGTGTTTGGATAAGTCAATTCACCTTGTTTGTTTTTGTGAACGATCTTTACTATTGTTCCTTCTTTCCCAATTTTTCTTTCTGCTATACCTACACTTCCTCCATTCTTCCACATAGGCTCTCTTATCTCTACAGTGTTCATACTTTTATTCCTTTCTCTTTAGTTGAAGTTTGCCAAGCTGATATGACTATCTGAGCATTTTCTCTTTTAATAAGATTGATAGTATCTGCTTTCATCTTAGACTCTAATTCCTTCAGATACTTATCCCATTCATCACTAGCTCTCGCATTTCGGTCTTGCTTACTAGATTGTGCAACACCATTTTGTTCTTCTTTTAGTTGTAGCTCTGCAAGTTTTTTTGCCTTCCATTCTTTCAACATTTCCTTATTGACTTTAGCCTGAACTACCTCCTCAACACTTTCTAATTGTATTAAGGCATCGCCAACCTTTTCCTCTAACTGATCTACAAGATTATTGGGAATGATCGCCATTTGCGTATTTATCCTCCTCTATTCTTAAAATTTCTTTAAGGTTTTTTATGTAAAATTCATGGTTTACTTTTTTATTAACCTCTGCACAATCATGGCACAATCTACATAAAGGAATTAAATTTTCGTAATAATCTAAATACTTGCTTGAGCCTGAACCCCTATTTCGATAGTGATGAGTATCTACTGCAAAATCACCACAGTTTATACAAATTGCATCTTCAGGTATTTTCCAACCTCTACCTTTAAATAAATTTTTTGTATGTTCTCGCAATTCTAAAATCTCCTCTCTTTCTTGTTCATCAAGAACCCATGATTTAAAAGCCATACCCATAACTAATTTTTGCTTTCTTTGACTTTGTTAATGTGGTTCATAAAATTTTTTTCTGCTTCTTCCAAAGTAAAACCTCCTGAAGATATGTTATCTTCATTTAGATAAACTTTTTCTTCATATAAATTATTTACTTTTGCTGAAAATTTATACCAACCACATTTCAACTGTGAAATTTCAATCCCATTTTTTATCTTTTGCCATTTAATAGGATTTAAATCATTACGCATTATTTTTTGCCATTAAAGTAATCAGCTCTTGACTGATTAATAGCACAACTGATCGCTATGGCTCTTTTGTTTTCTTGATCTAGTTCTTTTAAGTTTGGATATTCTTCCATCAAATCAAATGCACGATCAATCAACTGTAAGTTTTTTTCAATCTCACTTGTTTGTATGTTTGCACCATAATTAAAATCATTAGTCGGTTGTGGCTTTTGACCTTCAAATGGATCACTTCTTTCTTCTTTGTATTCAGGTAGTTTTTTTGGCATTTTATTTATAACAGCCATTTGTTTTTCTGATGGTGTATAACTTCCATTGATACCTTTATCGTAAAAACTTTTTTCAAAATCATTACATTTATCTCTATCTACAAACTCAAGAGCTTCTTTCATTGTTGTCATTTTAACTGTCCTTTCTAAAACATTTTTCAATGATTGCATTATTGTCGTATGCCTCCCTAAATAATTTGAATTGATCCCAACCAAGTGCTAGTTGTTCTGTTGTAAATTCTTTCAATTCAATTTTACTATTATTTTTTGGTAGTCTTACAATAATTCCTTTTTCAATTTGGATATTTTCATTTTCATGTATTAACCAACTATAAGCTCCAAGTTGTATAATCGTGTCGTTGTAAATTCTTTTACCTGTTTTGAAATCTATGAGAATATGATTACCCTCTTTATCTTTGACTAACAGATCAGGACAACCTCCATACTCATAAGACTCACTGACCATTTGTTTTTCTGTCCAAACAATTTCATAACTTTGTTTATCCCACCATTCTGTAAATTTAGTAAAAGCCTTTTGAACTTTTTTATCATCAGGTATTTCGTAATCTAATCCTAGAATATAATTTTCTGCTAAGTCATGGACACTTGTTCCTTGCTCACCAGCTTTGTCTCTTTCTTGACGATAATCTTTTCCCTCTTTACCTAAGTTCCAAGCCCAATGTATTAATGCACTAGAGTTTTTAAATGCACCAATAACAGTTGTCGTTCCAACAACTAGCTGACCACTATCTAGCTTGTATGTTCCTGTTGGCATTTTTTATCCTTTGTTCTAATTTTTTTGATGCTTTATCAAAGCGTTCCATAACTTTTATAAATCTTTGAATATCTATTTTTTCTTTTTGATTATTTTTTTTCATCTCGCTTCCTTTCAATATGGCAGACTAAGTTGCAGAAGTATTTTTGATATGCAACCAAATCAGTTTTTTACCTAATTTGGACAATGAGAAATTACTTATTCGTTTTTTGCAATCTAATTGGACTTTTGCTTCTCTTTTAGATAACTTTGAAATATCGCAGTCTTGCGGAGACAATTTAGATTTTCCTAAATGAGAATATTTATAATCTGCCATAATTGGAAAATACACGAAAGTTTTACAAAATGCAAAATAAAAATTAATTTAT